TATTAACGCTAAATCTGCAAGAAAATCGAATCAAATTGTTGGCAATGGTCAGATAAACTTTCCTGGTCGTAATCCAAAAAATAAAGCAGTTTTTGAAGAAATGTCAGTCCCAATGCCTGTTTATGTTGATGTCTCTTATACAATTAACATTAGAACTGAATACCAACAACAAATGAATGAAATTATTCAACCGTTTTTAACAAAAACAAATGGCGTAAACTATGATGTTATAAAAAGAGATAATCATCAATATGAGCTTTTCATTCAGGGCGACATAAGTTTAAACAACAACATCACAGAAATAAACGAAGAAACAAGAGTTTATCAAACAGCTATAACCTTTAAAGTTCTTGGACATTTAATTGGAGAAGGAACAAACCAAGAAACCCCAAATGTGGTTGTTCGAGAGACAGCAATTGAGGTTGCAACACCAAGAGAAAGAAGTGTTGTTGAATCTGATTTGCCCTGGATTCATGGAAAATTGCCTAGATAATGATTGTCACTGGCTTTTCGAGCTATGGCTTACTATTTATTAAAGACTTAAAAAGTAACTTTTTCTTTCAAGGAGAATCTATAAATGCCAATCAGTAAGTTTAAATTTGTATCACCAGGAGTTCAAGTCGCAGAGATCGACAATTCACAATTACCAGCATCTCCTGTTGATGTAGGACCAGTAATTATCGGTCGTGCCGAACGAGGACCAGGACTTGTTCCCGTTCAAATAAATTCAATGTCAGAGTTCGTGGAAATCTTTGGTCTTCCACAACAAGGTGACGCAGGAAATGATCCTTGGAGACAAGGCCCAGACACTCTTTCTCCAACATATGGTGCTTATGCAGCACAAGCTTACTTAAGAAATAATTCTCCAATAACATTTGTTAGACTTCTTGGATATGCAAACGCAGACAATGATGGTACAGATGCGGCTAAGGCTGGATGGTCAGTTCCTTCACCTGGGATTGGTGGGGGTCAAAGCGCAGGTGGTGCGTTTGGTCTTTTTGTTGTTCCAAGTGGTTCGATGAGACGAGGTGATGGAAATCTTGGCGGCGCAGACAATACTACTGGAACTGCTGCACTAACTGGCGGATTAGCTGCAATTTTTTATTGTAACTCTGGTTCTGCCGTGCTCTTACAAGGACAAGATCTTAACGGAACGACTCTTTCTGGGTCTTCTGTTATTATCAAAGCTTCTGGTGGAAAACTAAAAGCATTGGCTATCAACAGTAATGCAAACGTTTCTGCTTCAATTGGTGTCGGAGGCGGACCTGGAGTAATTGCATCGCAGACAGGCTCTACAACATCACAAGGCGCACTTGTTGGAAATGCTTTAGACGCATCTGTTCAGTTCTCATTCAATAGAAGTGATAAAGATTATATTAGAAAAGCTTTTAATACAAATCCAACAAAAACAAATTCAAATCTTAATGACACAACAACTAATTTTTGGCTTGGAGAAACATTCCAAAATGTATTTGATAAAGTTGTTGGCTCTGCACAGGGCGGACCAGGATCTGGTTCTGGCGGCAATTACATGGCTTTCATCGCACCACTTGAAGATTCAGACAACAGCATAAATTACGGTGAAAGAAAAAGAAATGCCTCAAGAGGTAGAACTGGATGGATTTTTGCACAAAACACAGATAATAATGCATATGGAAGCTCAGATGCACAATCAACTGCAACAAAACTTTTCAGACTTCACACGCACAATTTTGGACAATGGGAGTGTCAAAATCTTAAAGTTTCTATTTCAGACATCGAAGCTGCAACAAATTCATTTGATGATTATGGAACTTTTACAGTTGAGATTCGTCTCACGAGTGATAGTGATGAATCAAAACAAGTTGTTGAATCTTTCCCACTTTGTAGCCTAAATCCAAATTCTGATGACTTTATTGCAAAGAAAATTGGTGATCGAAGAAGTGAATGGAATGCAACAGATAGAAAATACGATTACCTTGGAGATTATCCAAATCAATCAAAATACTTCTATGTAGAAATCACTGAAGAAGTTAGAAATGGTGATGTTAATCCAATTTCGCTTCCATTTGGTTTCTATGGTCCTGTAAGATTTACCGGATTCACTGCCTATAGTGGTTCGGGTATTATGGCAAAAGGTGCGCCATCAGATGGAGCTTATCCTTCAAATCTTATGATTGAAGCAGCCCCAAATAGTTTTGGTTATGTTTATTCAAGTGATTATTCTGGCTCTGGTGGTACTGGTTCTGCTGGACAATATCCTGGAAAAGGAGGTCTTCTCACTTCAACTTATCAAATGACTGGTACATTTAATTTCCAAGAATTTACAACCAGATCAGGCTCTCACGAAGGAAATCTCAACAGTCCGAAAGATGCATACTTTGGTGTTAACTCTGGTCGTCCAGGAGATTTATCAACTTATGATGACTCTTATGTTGACCTCGTTAGAGCGTTTCCAAGTGGAATCTCAAGCCAAGATGGGAATGCATCAAGTGCAAATCAAGAGCACTCTTTCTTCTTTACTCTTGATGACTTGAGTGCATCTGCCGATGGTCCAGTTGTTTGGAATTCTGGTTCTGCACAAAATTCAACAGAAGTAAATAAATCAATCAATGCAGCTAGTAGTTCTTATAACGGAATTCTTGCACTTGGTTATGATAAATTTACGTTACCAGTAGTTGGTGGGTTCCACGGACTTGACATCACAGAAATGGAACCATTTAATAACGCTCGCGCACTTGCAAGTGGCAAAAATCAACTAACAAGTTATGCAGTCAATTCTGCAAGAATGGCAGTCGATGTTGTTTCTGACCCAGAAGTTGTTGAATGCAACATGATTGTAATGCCAGGTGTTGGTGGTGGCCAAGCCAATACAGTTAATGACGGCGGTACACAAGTTCAAGAGCACATGCTAAGAACTTGCGAAAGAAGAGCAGACGCAATGACAATTTTTGACTTGCCAGGTAGTTACACTCCACGCGGAGAATTTGGAAATAAATACACTGCCGACCATGTTGCCCGCAAAGGTAATGTTCAAAAAACAGTCGATAATTTAAATGCTCGCGCAATTAACACAAGTTATGCAGCAGCATATTATCCTTGGGTTCAAATTCAAGATCCAAACTCTGGAAAGAACATCTGGGTTCCGCCTTCGGTTGTTGCTCTTGGAACTTACTCAAGTTCAGAACGCAAGAGCGAAGTTTGGTTTGCTCCAGCAGGATTTACAAGAGGTGGCTTAACAGAAGGTTCGGCAGGATTGTCTGTGACCGCTGTAAACCAAAAATTAACGCAAAAAGAAAGAGATAAACTCTATGCAGCGAACATCAACCCTATCGCGAGCTTTCCAGCAGAAGGAATTGTAATTTTTGGACAAAAAACACTACAAGTAACTCCATCTGCTCTTGATAGAGTTAACGTAAGAAGATTGATGCTCCTTATCAAAAGAAGAGTTTCTTTCATTGCTTCAAGATTGTTATTTGAACAAAACGTTCAATCAACATGGGATAGATTCACTGGACAAGTTGCTCCATTCCTTGATGGGATTGTCGCGGGTGAAGGTTTGTTGGATTACAAGATTGTTTTGGATGAAACCACAACAACACCAGACTTAATTGATAGAAACATCATTTATGCAAAGATTTTCCTCAAACCAGCAAGAGCAGTTGAGTTCATTGCGATTGATTTTGTAATCACAAGAACAGGAGCTGCTTTTGAGGACTAAAAGATAAAGGAACACTATTTAAAATAACGGAGAAATAAAAACATGACTTTTTGGTATGACGCTCAAATTCAACCCAAACGCGCTTATAGGTTTCTATTAAGTGTTGTTGGGCAAGATAATTCTATAAAACAATTTTTAATTAAAAAGGTTAGTAAGCCATCTTTCACAATTACTGAGAGTGAGCACAAATACCTTAATCACACATTTTACTACCCAGGAAAGCTGACCTGGAATGAAGTCACGTTTACAATCGTTGATGTTATCGACCCAGTTGATAATGCGTCGGCAGCCGTTATGAGAATGTTAGAGCAATCTGGTTATCAAATTCCAATCAGTAATGGCGTTCTTTCAACAGTTTCAAAAGAAAAATCCGTTACAGCAATGGGTCAAATTACAATTAGACAAATAGATTCCGAAGGAAGAAATGTAGAAGGATGGCGTTTACATAACGCATGGATCAAAGATGTTAAGTTCGGCGAGCTTGATTATTCTTCAGAAGAAATGCTTAATGTTGATGTCACTGTAAGATACGACAATGCTTATTATGAAGGTTTGCAAACAGGCAAACTTCCATCTAATGCAAAAGGTCCAGGATTACTATAATTTATAAATAATAAAAAGAGGTATTTATGCCAAGAAATGCAGGTCGTCTTGACGCTCCTAAAGGCAATACTAGTCCAGTATTAGTAGAAGAAAAAAAATCAATTCTTGACTTTGTTACTCCAACAGAGTTTGTAGAAATTCCAACAAAAGGAAGATTTTATCCAGATGGTCATCCTTTGCACAATGTCGAAACAATTGAAATCCGACACATGACTGCAAAGGAAACGGACATCCTTACATCAAAATCATTACTTAAAAAAGGCATTGCAATTGACAGGATGCTTGAAAATGTTATTGTTGACCAAAACATAAAAGTAAATGATCTTTTTGTTGGAGATAAAAACGCACTTATCGTTGCATCAAGGATAAATGGTTTCGGAAATGATTACGAAACAAAAGTCACTTGTGCATCTTGTGGTGAAACCATCC